CCTAATCTTCCATCTATATTTTCGCAATAATCTTTTTTTACAAATGGTGTTACCCCAGGATTATAATTATGAAGTCCTCGTTGAGCTCTATGACAATGATAACATACTGGCCTAAAATTTCCATTACCAACACTATGGCGTTTTTTAAAACATCCTTCATTTATACATTGATTACTCATTTAAATTTAACTTGGGACATAAGTTCAGTTAAACAAGCAACTAAATTAATTTCTTGGTCTGCAACAAAGGCTGACTTGTATTGATAATCAGCAATAATTAAAACAGCATGAGGTATAGTTTCTGGTTGTAAACTCTCATACATACTATCATAAATTTTACGAAATATCTTAACAGGATCGTTATCAAGATTATGTACAACCCACTTTCTCATATCACTAAACTCTTTATTCTTTAAATGTGTTACTAATGTTTTTAAGTTTTCATCAGATACATTAACAAGAATACCAGCGTCAATAGTGCCACTTACAGAATATCTTTGTAATTCATTAATGAGTTTTCTAAAGTCAGGAAAATGTTTCTTGATTAATTCTGCAAGGACCTTTTCTTCATAGTCAACATTTTGTTCTTTGAGAATATATGTTGCTCGTTCAAATAATCTAGTGGCAAGTTTGCCCTTATCTTTAGGATTAATTCTAAATTCTATATTTGAAAATCTACTATGTAGTGGATCAATCAATCTATTCTTAAAATTACAAGTAAGAATAAATCTACAATTCGCATGAAACTCCTCTATGAAACCTCTTAATGCAGGTTGTGTAGATTGAGGATTTAAATAATCTGCCTCATCTAGTATTACAACTTTCTTACCACCTGATAGTGATACAGTAGAAGCAAAGTTCTTAATCTTGTTTCTTAATACATCAATGCCGCCTTCTTCGGAACCATTAATCATAATCCAATCACAATTCATTTCTTCACATATTGCTTTTGCAACTGTGGTCTTACCTATACCTGGTGTGCCTGATAATAATAGATTGGAGAGTTCACCCTTCTTAATAAAGGATGAAAATAATGTTTTTAATGATGATGGTAATATACAATCATCTATCGTCTTAGGTCGATACTGTTCGACCCATAAAAAATCTGTACTCATAATTCACCTTATTCACAATTTAAAAATTAAAATTATTTACTAATAGAGCTATCCGGCTCTAATGCTATCCAGTATTGGATAGGTAACTTTGTATTTTGAAAATGAGATATAGATTTTGAAGATACAGAAACATCATAACTACCTGATATCATTTTCATATTCTCTACTTTGAAATAGAAAGTATAATCTGCTGTTGCGTTTTCACCAACAACAATATCAAAATTATTTGATGTATCATTCTTCTTATCACATACTTTTAATACAACATCACCACCTTTTTCGCCTACTAATGCAAGGTCAGGTGTTTTAAGTATTGCAGCCATCTTTTTTAGTTCAGTAAGATTTGATTCTGTTAAACTAAATGTTACATCTGCTTCTGGCATATTAACATCTTTAGTAGGTGCGACAATTACTGATGGGTCAGAATAAAAGTATTTTGCTTTTGACTTACTGCCTTCTGAAGCAATAGTCATAAATTTATCTTGTAATGATATCTCAGGTTTATTTAAACTTGACACTACGGATAAAAATTCATTAAGGTCGTATATGCCAAACTCTTTTTCAAATGATTCTGAAATAGTTGCTTTGGCAAATATGTTTCTCATAGTTGAGATTGTAGATAATTCAGTACCTTCTTTAATTAAAATGTTTGTATTAATTTCAGAAAAGTTTTTAAGTATATCTTTTGTATTTTCATTTAGTTTCATTATATAATCTTTCAATGTTTGTTGTTGTCTTATTGTATCATTTTTAAGGGATGCTGTCAAGCAGCACCCCTCATTTATTTTTCTACGATATTTTGATAATCTTAGGTTTCTTTTCCTCAGGTACTATCTTTTCCAATTCAACACGAAGCATTCCATCTTTCAATTCTGCACCGTTTACAACTACCTCATCAGCAAGTGTAAATCGTTTTGTGAATTGTCGTTTGGAAATACCTCTATGAACGGACTCTTTGTCCTCGTCTTTACCATCTTTTTCAAAAATTGATTTAATAGTTAATTGACTATCAGCATATTCAACTTCAATATCGTTTTTATTGAAACCTGCAAGTGCCATTTCAATCTGCCAATTAAGATTATCAATTTTATTAATGTTATAAGGTGGGTAAGATTGGTTTTGACTATGTGTATATTCTAGTGTGTTACTAAAATGGTCAAAGATGTTATCGAAACCTACAGCATAAGGTCGTAGGTCGTTCCAAATAGATAAGGTTCTATTCATAAGTATTTCTCCTTTTAAGCGAGTTAATAATATGATACCTCACAATGAGCGTATCATTTTTATTTATAATAGTTTTTTACTTTAACTATAAAAAAAGGGCAGTTTTTGTATAAGGATAAACTGCCGAAACCTTTTTCTATCGGTGCCTTTGCGGAAGACACTCTACCTCTAAATACCAGGACTTACGAGCTGCCTGATACTACTATTTATACGGTAGATACTCTTACTGGTTAGAGTAAGCGTATTTTTGTTTACCGTATAAAGCTCTGATACCAGCAGCAACGATTTCAGAAGTATTACCTCTTAATACTTTTTTCACGCCTGCAGCTAAAATCGCTTTAGTAGGTGTACCTAAACGATATGAAGTACCGTTTGATGTTTGATTAATATACACCATATGTCCTTCAGTTCTTAGTTGATCCACCATCGCTCTAGGTGATGTTAAATCAAACTTATTTCTTAAAGTAGACCAAGTAACTGCTCTACCGTTTGAAAGTAAATTTAATACTTTCTGTTTTTTTGTTAAGGCTTTTCTACCCATAATATATCAACTCCTTCAAGTTTCTTTGTCGCCGTGTTATTACATTATTTGATATGGGCAACTTATTCATATCAAGTAATTCCGTTAACTTCTTAAATCTTTTAATCTTTGTTCTTTTTTACAGCGTCTTATATTCTCTTTATGTTTTCTTTGTCTTTTCAAACTAGGTTTTTCAAAGTGTTGACGCATCCTTAATTCTTTCATCAGACCGTCTTTTTGTAATTTCTTTTTAAGAACCCTTAACGCTTTCTCAACATTATTGTTTCTAACTTCTACTGTTATTGTCATATGTGTTTCTTTATGTAATCAACTAACCATGGGTTATCTACAAGCACATTTGTTAAACCATTTGTCATTGTGTTTACAACCTTTTCCTCATTGTTCTCTAATGTTTCTTGCATACCATATTGATATACAATACCATGGAGTATCTCATGTAGTAAAGTATTCACCCCTTGAATACTTGGTATCGCTGATTCTTTTAATCCTATCTTACCTGCTTCTTCAAAAAATTCTCCTTGTGCTTTTTCAGTACTAGCAAAACTATCTGGCCAAAAATCAAATTGATAATTTATATATCCTATTTTGATTGAGTTAGGTAGGTCTTTATTTAATTGTTTAGTTCGTTTCATATCTATATGGTATCATGTTTTTTGTTTTTTGTCAAGCTCACAATGAAAAGGGCGATGGTTTGGCACGCAACTGATTTGAACCATACATTAAGTATATT